ACTACAAAAGCTAATTCATTAACTGATGTAGTGTCCTATAGATTTCAAGCTATAGGCAGGCCTGGTTAGCCGGGTATCAACTGGGGATACATCTGCAATATTTGCAGTTGTTCCTCCACAAGATCACCGTACAATTTTGACACCTTACTTAATGTAAACCTCTGATTCTCCAGGATAGATTTATCATCCTTAGGTAGAGCAAAGGTACGCATTTTGTAAGATCAATCTTGGCCAAGTTTGTCCCGCATCTCAATTTCGTTCAGAAATTGTTCAAACTCTGCTTTAACCGCTAGATGAGCGGTATGTAAAGGAGTGTCTGTTCAAGATACTGAACCTAATTGAGACTTGAACTCATTGGATAACTCTTTCTTCCACTTAATGAAAGATAAGTATCCATCATAGGATTTCCCTGTTAAGGGATAATCTCTAGTGTGGACACTTACCGAATTCATTAAGTTGGAATCTGCAAAGGCCTGAACAGTAACATTCACCAAGATGCTTTTACAAACATCTTGTGATAATACTGGCAGTTGGTAATTATTCTTCTTGATTAGTGAATTAATTCATTCATCAACAGGAATACGTCCATGTATTGTATTCAATACACCTTCACAGAGTGAAGCTCTTCTCTCAAGTTTTCTTACAAAACGAGAGGGAAGCTCTTTCACAAAAGAGTGATACAATGCGATACTTTCTGTGATCGACTTGCTGGGTATAAAATTTCTAACATTTAGTTCGAATAGGAGGGTTGTCAGTTGAGTAACACTCTTCTGACACTCTTTTATCGCACTAAATGGGAAAGGAGATATCTCTTTTCCATCTAGGTAATACCTTTTTGCAAACTCAAAGAAATCTTTCGATTTATGAGTTTTTAAAGGTGAATACTCTAGACCTAGTTGTTTTATAATTTGCATGTACAATTCACCCACACTCTTATTACCAATTACGATATCATCTCCTAGAAGTGCGTAGGGTAAGGTCTTTCAATCAAGACCTAACACCTTGCAACAATAGAAGATGAGGTAATGGTGCGTTAAGGCAAAAGAGTTGAATGACGAGTAAGCTCCCATAGGATTACCAACATTATAAGAGACCTTACGGTCTCGGTAATCAAACGGGTGACCTACCATCACTCGACTCCATGCCTCAACATAATTGTGTGGCAGTTGAGCTTTAAGGAGGTTACTAATTAGAGCTATAGGAAATCTATCTGTGGCGGCCGAAAGGTCAACACTATAATAGATTTCAGCTCCTTTTAGGGTCTCTTTAAATTTCGACTGATCAAGTGTACAATCTTGTCTTATTTTCTTCAAAGTATTTGCTAAGTAGGTGTGTAGTGGTTTTAGAGCTGCTTGACTTCATCAGTCAAGTATACCTATAACCCTAGTCTTACCTTCCTTATCAGGAAAGTAGGATAGTCTTCTAAATGAAGAACCACCAATTACTTTCATATACCTTGAAAGAAAATAATACAAGAAAGACTGATTCCTTAGCGACTTGATTGTCATAGATAAGAGTGGTCCTCCGACCACTTTTAAATCTTCAATCAGTTCTAAGGGCAAGTTATTAGCATCTATCACACTAGTGGATAGAGAGTGACCATTTGGTCCTTTCTTTGTCCTATAGTGATTTAGGTTTGCTCTTAACTTATCAGTCTTAACTTGGGGTCGGTACCCGAGAGCACGTCAAAAGTCAGAG